GGACGCACCGAATGCGCTCCTGATGGGCCATGTGCATGAGCTGGGGAGGCGAAGCCTTGGAGCTGATCCGACCGACCTTGAGCAGTGCGTCCTAGTGTGCGTGCCCTGCCATGACGCGGCCCACGGGCGGACGCGGCCGCTATCGTCTACCAGCGGAGGACGTGATGGCTGACTGGGTGCGAGAAGAAGCGGAGTGGCAGGTTGCTGCGCAGAAGATGTATCTCGCAAGCTGGGCCCAAAAACTAGCCGAGTCCTGCCTGCGGGCGGGGCTGCGCGAGGGCCAGAAAATACAGCACTGCTGCTGGGTCGAGGACGAGGACACGTGCGTACGACACGGCCTGCGGGCACAAGTTCATGATCAACGAGGGCACGCCCGCCGAGAACGGGATGCGGTTTTGCTGCTACTGCGGAGGGATGCTGAAGGCGACTAATGCTGCGTAACGTGATGCGCGTAGATCGGTCACCGCTGAATCGGATGCGCTGGTGCCTGCACCTCGTGTGCGGTCATGACGAATGGATGACGAGCCGGACCCGGCCGTTACGGAAGCACCATTGGTGCTCGATTTGTGCTCTCGATGAGCGCAAGCGCGTATTGCACATGACGGGAGAGGAGCCGACGCCATGAGGCGCATCTGGACGGCTCGGGATGCGGCGGGTCGATTTGTTCTATCAAGCCAACGGCCGGAATCGCTGCTGACGTTCGTTCGGCGATTACTGGCGTGGCGACTGCATGACGACGTGATGAGCATTTCCGGGAGGCGGCCGTGAGCGAGCCCAGCCGCCCTCGCCCTGACCAAGAAAGGCGGCGCGTGATGGCGATGAGTCCCAAGCCGTCGAATATGTATGACGCCCTGTACGGGGAAGCGGTTAAGGCCGAGCGCAAGCGGTGCGCGCAGACGTGCCGAGGCCTGAAGTTGCCTGACAACGGCGATGCCTATTCCACTCGGGCAGCGTTCAACGATGGGTGCGACGCCTGCGCCGAGGCCATCGAGCGAGCGGAGGGGTGAGCCAATGGCGAACTGCACATGTTGTGGGGTCTCAGTGCCGGAAGGACAGCGTATCTGCTCGATGTGCTACGGCGACATCGACCACGGCAAGGACGGCTATTACCGGGCGTGGGCCGAAGCTAGGCGGCGAGAGCGCGAGGCCGAACGCGACGAGGAGCACCGGGCGGGTGAGTCATGAGTGACGACCTGACGGCGGCGGTGGCGCGAGCGAGAAAGATTGCTCAGAACGCTGCACACACGCTGGCCTGTGTCGCAGATGCGGAGTCCATCTTGGCCGTCTGTGCCGCGCTGGAGCAGGCGCAGCAGGAGATCGCGCGGCTGCACGTCCAATTGCGGGATGTCACCAAGACCGTCACGGCCTGTGCGCTGGAGGTAACGCGCCCGACCGAAGCCCTCGCCCGCACGCTGGCGCGGGCGCTGGCGGATGCCGATGGCGGTTACGAAGCTGAACTAAGGCGACAGGCAACACTGGCTCTCGGCGCCGTCCAGGCGCTTCTCAAGGCTTGACCCATGCTAGACCCTTCGCCAGCCGAGAACTCGATTGGAAGGCGTTACCAAGCCGTTACTCGGGCCTGTCTAGGGTGTGGCCAGTCCTTCGCGCCGACCCGGAAGGATCAAGACTACTGCCGGCCGTCGTGCCGAGTGGCGGCGTACCGACAGCGGCATCCGCTCGGGCGACTCTGGGACGGCGACGAGCCGAGCCTCGCTAGCCTCTGCCCGTTGGCGCAAGGCGTGGCGCGGTACTTCCTGGCCCATCTCGGCCAGTGGGTGACGATGCAGACCTTGGCACACTTGGCCGGGACGGGCGGCTGGCGGACCAGGGTCGCCGAGGTCAGGCGGGCGCTGGAGCCGCAAGGCTACATGTTGGCGAACAAGCAGGGCACGGTGGAGACGCCCGAGGGCCGGCGGCGGACCAGTGCCTATCGGCTGACGAGGGTGGAGTAACCCGGATGGCCCGACTGAATGCCCTGTGGTGGTGGATCGATCGCTGGCGGAAATCGACGGCCTACACGGACATGACGCTGGAAGAACAGGGCGCGTATCGCAACCTCTTGGACGAAGCGCATTTACGCGGCGGGGCGCTGCCGAACGACGAGCGGATTCTGGCGAAAGCCTGCGGAGATGCGCTGGCGTGGTCCCGCGTCCGTGGGCCGGTCCTCGCACGCTTCGAACTCCGGCCGGACGGTTGGCATAACGGCACGCTCGATAGGGTGTTAGCGCAATCCATCGTTCGGGCCGACCGCCAAGCACGTTACCGAGAGCGTAACGAACAGCGTAACGCCGGGCATAACACAGCCAATAACAACACGCGTTCTCCGTCTCCGTCTCCGTCTCTACAAAAGATCAAGAGCGTTAGCCCCGAGGCGGCTCAGCCGCCATCGGAGCCGGCGGTGTTGGCGTTCCCGGTGGTCGGGTCGAAGGACTGCCACGAATGGTCGTTGACGCAATCCCAGCTTGACGAATGGGGGCCGCTCTATCCGGGCCTTGACGTGTTGGCAACGTGTCGGAATGCGCTGGCGTGGGCGCGGGCGAATCCGACGAAGCGGAAAACGGCGAAGGGGATGCCGAGGTTTCTGGTGAACTGGCTGACGCGGGAGCAGAACCAGGGCCGGCCACGGGCGAACGGCCCGCCAGCCGTCGATCCGGTGCTGGCGAAGCGGGCAGCGGACTTGAAGCGGATTTACGGGTGAGCGTGCGGGTATTGGGAGCGTGTGAGGTAATGGAAACAGGAGAGGTGAATCATGAGGCTGTTCTGTGCGTGCGGTAAAACACATCTGTGGCCGCCCTCTTGGGCGATTCGTGGACTCAAGCTGTGGTGGTTACAGAGGAAGTGGCGCTGATGCCGCTAACAAACGAGGAATCAACGGACCTGATAGTCAAATTCGGAAACGCTGTTGCGGTTACTGAGAAGGAAGCCTATAAGCGGTGCGCTGAAGTGTGCAGAAAGAGAGCGAAGAAACACGAGGACTCTTCTGCCCGCATGAGCGAGCGAATGTTGTGGGACGCACGCGATCGATATGAGTCGCTCGCAGGTGAGGCTGAAGCCTGCGCCGAGGCTATCGAGGCCGTGATAAACAAGGCCGAGGCCGAGACGCTTCGCCGCATTGTGAAGGCCATCGAATGAAACCATTAACGGACAAGGAATTAACCGCGTTGCACAAGAGGGAGCGGTGGAGGCGCCTTCCAATCGGGGACGGTTACTACTTTCTGCTCGCGGGTGATACTGGAGCCTGGATCATCGAGAAGTGCTGGATGGGGCCCATACAACACCAGCGTCGCTATTGGAACCTGAGGTTTCATCGATACGGAGGCACTGATTCGCCGCGTGGCACATTCGAGCGCCTGAAAGACGCGAAAGACCACGTGAGATATTCAGAGGAAGGCACATGACTGACGATCTGACGCGTGCGGTGTGGATACTGCGAACCATGTGTGGTCGAACGGGGCATGCAGCGAATGCGCTGGACCGTCTCGTGCAGGAAGTGGAGCAGAACCCGCAAAGCATGGCCGCCCTTAAGTCGGCCCTGCGTGCGGTTGAATGGGTCTTACAAGACGGCAACACGACACGCGGTGGGACACGACCCAGTATTCGATATTGCCCATGGTGTAATTGGGAGCAACCTTTCCACGCTCCATCATGCGTTAGGCAAATTGCTCTTGGCTTGGCGGCTACTGGAGCCGGGTGAGATGAACAAGTACCACGCCAAACGCTGTTTCGTTGATGGTCAGTGGTTCGACAGCCAGCGGGAGGCCGCGCGGTGGCGAGAGTTGCGGCTACTGGAAGCGGCCGGCGAGATTCGGGCGTTGGCGCGGCAAGGGGTCTATCCGTTGCTCGTCAACGGCATTAGGCTCGGGGAGTACCGGCCGGACTTCACCTACCAAGAGCCCGCAAAGCCGCCGCAGACGGGATGGAGCTACATCGTCGAGGACAGCAAGGGCTACCGCACGCCACTCTACCGGTGGAAGCGCAAGCACGTCGCGGCGCAGTACGGGATCGAGATTCGGGAGACGTGACGCGAGCAAGGGACGGGGTGAAGCGATGACGGATGAATTTAAAACCGCGGTAGACGCCAGCGGCTCTTTGCTCGTTGCGAAGAAACCGTTTTGGCGGTGTCCCGTCTGTGGCTATGAAACCGAACGGCACGACGGACTGATCGTGTCGATTAACCGGCATTCGGGGAACTACTGCTTGCGCTGCTATGCGCGATGGATCGCGGACAACATCCCCAAAATGCAGCCGATTTCTGGTGCGTGACGCGAGAAAGGGACACATGCGATGCTAATGCTGACAGTCTGGAGCGGCGAGCAGGAAGCCCACGGGGAGGCTCCAGGGCTGAGCCGGTACGCCGGCCCGTCCAGCCTGCTCCCCGCGATTGAGGAGCGCGAGGGGGTGCCGCAAGGGGACGGGCTCAGCATGCTCCCGCATGGGCAACTCTCGTTCTGGGGTTGCAAGCCGAAGCGGGTGAGCGATCGTGAACGGCGAGCGATTCTGAAGCATCTGAAGCACGGGCGACCGACACGTTGGATTATCAAGCGGGTGCGGTGTTCGAGCAAAACGATTACGCGGGTGCGGAGACAGCAGGGAGGCGAGGCGTGTCATGAGTAAAGCGCTTTCTATCGACCAAGCCGAACGGCTTTTGCATAGAAATTACCATGACGAACGATGCCATTGGCGGTTTCAGTACCGTCGGCGGGCGTGGATGAGTTGGTGTTGCGGAACTCGCGGGTATGTGTTTGCGGCCTATTATACGCAACGGTATCCGAGCGGGGCTCTGCTAGAACGGCGCGGCTCGACTCGCGTGGTATGTCCTATTTGTGGGCAATTAAACAGTCTAGACTAGTCTTGGCCATTACGGAGACAGTAGGCATGAGTGACACGGCGACATGGCAGCAGCAGATTGAAGCCATCTGCGCGCAGACGGCGCGGAAGATTCTTATTGGGCCGTTCCGGCAGGAACTCGGCTTTGAGTTGCTGTACTGGGTGCCCTTCGTGCGCTGGGTGCGCGAGCAGTACCACGTCGCGCCTGAGCGGCTGATTGTGGCCAGTCGAGGCGGGGCCGGCATTTTCTACAAAGTCCCGATGGGCGTGGAACTCTACAAACTCCGCACCTTGCAGGAACTTCGTACCGCGAACACGCTGGACTGGTCGATCAACCAAAGCCTCAAACAGCGCGAGTTAACCGCCTTCGATCGCGAGCTGATTCAGGGCGCGGAGTATGACCTGCGGCTGAAGGTTGAGGTCTTGCATCCCGGCCTGATGTTTGCGGCGTTCAACGAGGCGTGGCACGAGAAAGCCGCGCCAAGGGAACTGTTTGACCATCTGCGCTTTACGCGGCTGGCCGCCCCACCGCTGCCGGCAGACGTGACGCTGCCCGAGCACTTCACGGCCGTGCGGTTCTACTCGCGGGCCACCTTGCCGCATACGGGGCAAGTCCTGCACTGGGTTCGGGCCACCATGCGCCGGCTGTGCGGGCGCGGGCCAGTTGTGGCCTTGGAGCCGCCGGAGATTGCCGATGATCACTACGGCTTCGCGCTGCCGGACCATCCGAACCTGATTCGGGTGCGGGACGCGATTACGCTGGAGGAGAGCTTTGCGGTGCAAGGGGCCATTCTCGGCCGAGCGAAGCAATTTGTCGGCACGTATGGCGGGATGCAGCAGATGGCGCTCTTGATGGGCATTCCCAGCGTGGGCTACTACTCGACCTGGGAAGGGACGCTGCCGGTGCATCTAGAGGTCAGTCAACGGCTTGCGCGAGCGGGGAATGTGCCGTTCTACGTGGTCAAGGTGGACGATGAGGCGAGGCTCAGGGGGGTGCTGTGATGGGATGGTTTCGCAAGCTGGAGAAGCTGGAGAAGCCCATGCCGGAAACGTTTGAATGCAATCAGTGCCATCACATCCTGGGTTGGGTTGGTGGCGAGGATCGCATCGTGAATCGCCAGACGGTTCGATATTGCAAATCTTGTGCGCCCAGGTGGGACCGAAGGGATGATTTCTTTGGGCGTTACTACGGCCTCGGCGATGTGGTGTTTTGGCGTGAAATGCGGGTTGATGCGGCTGGCGAGCCAATTGGATACGTCAAGTTGCCGCAAACGCTTACGGCGGAAGAAGAAGCGAGGCTCACGGGCGAATGACGAGCAGCGGCGGCTGGGTGCCGGCCTACGTCGCCGGTCCACACGACTGCCCCCGGTGCGGCTCCGAGCAGAGCGTGGTGGTGGATAGCCGCCCCCGGGGGGATGGCGTCCACCGCCGCCGGCGGGCGTGCTCAGCCTGCGGCTGCCGGTTCAACACCTACGAATCCTGCCTGGACCCGTCCAAGGTCAAGACACGGCAAAAAAATCTTCCTTCCCCGCCAGCAGACACACCATCTGGTAGGTAGCTCTCAAGACCTCGCCGCATACTGAAGCTGGCTAGGTTGGTTAGGTTTTTATGGCCGGAAACGCCTCTCGGGCTAACGGTCGCAAGGGGGGGCGTCCGCTTGGGCGTTTGAATGACAAGACGCTTGAGCAGCGGCGAGTGGCTGCGGCTGTTCAGCAACGGCTCATGAGACAGGCCGATCGGATTGTTGACGCTGAGATGCAATTGGCACTCGGCATGTCCTTGCTGTTTGAGCGGCCCGTGCGCGGGGGGAAGTTCACGATTGTGGAAGACCCCGATCGGATTCTGGCCTTCCTAAACGGCGAACTTGACCCCGATCGGTTCCAGTGCATCGTGACTGAGCGCCCGCTGCATCTGGCTGCTGATAGCCTCCTAAGTAGGGCAATCGGCAAGCCGAGCGAATCGGTGGATCTGAAGGTCTCGGGGCAGACGACGCACATCCACGAGCACTTCTGGACGGACAACCCGGCGCAGGCCAGCACATGAGCGACGCCGAGGTCCACCTGCGCTGGAGCAAGCCCGCTACGCTGTTCCTGCGGGCCACGCAGCCGTATGTGGACTTTGAGGGCGCGTTTCGGAGCCAGAAGAGTACGGCGCTCTGCCGCAAGGTGCTGAAGTACTGCCAAGATTACCCCGGCATCTACGCCAGCCTCACGCGGTGGACGCAGGACGGGCTCGACGCGCAGCTCCGGCCGAGATGGCGGGAAATCTGCGCACTGTTCGGCATCAAGTCCACGTGGCATGGTGACGAAGAGTTCGATGAGTTCTCCAACGGCTCACGCTGCTACCTGCGGGCGCTCAAGGCGAGTGAGGACACGGGGCGGTACAGCAAACTGGCTGGGCTGACGTTGGCGGTGCTTGGGATTGACCAGGCCGAGGAAGTGCCCGAGGACGTGTATCGCGCCTACGTGCCGGCGCGGCTCTCACAGCCCGGGTATCCGCATCAGGTTCTCCTGACGCCGAATCCTCCCGACCATCAGCATTGGCTGGGCCGCGAGTTTCCCGAGGCCAATCCCGACCCTGACAAGTACTACCTGCACACGAGCGTCTACGACAATCGCCACAACCTTGGCGATGTGTACGTTCACTCTCTGGAGAAGGCGTATCCCGAGGGCACGGCGCAGCATCGGACGTTCGTGCTTGGCCTGCGAGGGCTGGGCGTCAAAGGCGATCCGGTCTACAAAGGCCAGTTTCTCCGCCGTGTGCATGTTAACCCTAACCTTGAGCCCAACCCATCGCTGGAAGTCTACGAAGCGTGGGACTTCGGGCATGGCCATCCCTGCGTGGTCTGGTGCCAGTTTCCACCGCTCGGCGGGTTCTCGATTCTAGGCGGCGTGCAGGGCGAGAACATGCTCGTCTACCAGTTCGTGCCGAAGGTGCTGGAGTATCGGGCGAAGTGGTTCCACCCTTCAACCGAGTTTCGCAGCACGGGTGACCCGGCCGGCGCGCAGCGGAACAACCAGGGCACGTCCAAGAGCGTGTTCGACGTGCTGCGCACGGAGTTCCAAGTCAGCCTGCTGCATCGGCCGGACGCCAACACGGTTGAGCAGCGGAACCTCGCCATCCAGCGCACGGGCGGCTACATGAAGCTGCTCACGGCCAGCGGGCCAGCGTTCGAAATCCATCCGCGCTTTGTGCTGGTGAAGGATGACGGCACGGAAGAGCAGCGGCCCATTCTCGTGGACGGCTTTGAAGCGGGGTATGTCTGGGACGACAAGTCCATCGCGTCCACGCTGTCGCCCAACACACGCCGGCCAAAGAAAGACGGCTTCTACGACCACAGCCAGAACTGCGTGGAGTATTTGGCGCTGGCGTTCGCGCCCGCCCGGATGCTGGCGATGCTGGGTGTGGCACATACGGCTGAGCAGTTGCGCGCGATGACGCGAGCGCAGACGCAGCAGGAAGTACGGGCGCTCAGGATGGCGCAGCGGGATACGGATGAGTTCGACCGGAAGCGCGGGAGCCGACAAGCGGCTTGGAGGTAGGGATGCCATGCAAGGGCGGCGGACGGAAGGGCGGCAAGGGCGGGAAGGGGAAGTGACGGCCGATGATGTGCTGGTGTCGCTGTTTTGCGATCGGTGCCATCGGCAGATGGATCAGGCGGGGCAGCACTACCGGTGTCCGGAGTGTGCCTGTGCGGTTACGCGCGTATTGGTGCTGAGAGAGCAGAGGGGGAGCGACGATGGACGAGGGCAACCCGGAACGTCCAACCGTGGATTGGATGGCCAAGGCGATTCTCTATGACGCCAGCGGCACGCCGTTTCGACGCCGAGCGGGGTTTGAGGGGGGAATTCGACCAATGGCATCGAGTTTTCGACGGGTGCAGACGAGCGGCACATTCCCGGCGCTGAGTGACAACCGCAAGCCGCCGCGCAAGCCGAAGAAGGGCAAGTAACAGGGAGAGAAAGACGGTTCTGACGAGATGGCATCGAAACAGCCGAAAGGCCCGACCCCGTTCGACGTGAAGTTGTCGCCCGAGGACAAAGCTGACCTGACGAACTTCCTCTGCGATGAGATTACCGGCGCGATCGAGGCTCGCGGCGACCGCAACGCCCGCCTGACCTACGCCTACACCATCTACGAGCAGGGGCGCACGCGGCCGGTGCGCAAAGAGCCGTATGTGGACGGGGCCGACCTGACCAGCTACCTCGGCACGCAGTATGTGGACGCCCTGACCAGTCGCGCGGTCAAGACCATCTTCACCGAGCCGATCTGGACGGTAGAAGGAGTCGGCAAGTCAGCGGGCCGCGCGCCCATTGTGGAGGAGTTCCACCAGTGGAAGGCGGAGCAGGAACGGCTGCAAATGCGGTTTGCTCGGGCCATTCGGACCGCGCTGATTGAAGGCCGCTCGGCCTTGGAGGTGTACGAAGGCTCGCAGCTGCGCAAGGTGCGCAAGACCATGCGGGTCAAGGTGGAGACGGTCCCTGATCCGATGACAGGCGAGCCGCTGATTCAGTACGACGAGGAACAGAAGCCGAAGCTGCTCAGGGATGACGTGGGCGGGTTCGTGGAAGTCGAGGAAGCGGAGGGCGAGCCGCCGGAGCCGATGGCGGAAGTCATTGTCGAGTCATGGGATCGGGTGCGGACCGGCCCGCAGGTGCGCGTGCTGAGTAATCGGGACTTTCTGGCCCTTCCAGGCCATGCCACGCAGCGTGAGGACTTGTGGGGCTGGGCGAAACGCTTCATGAAGCGAATACCCGAACTTGACGAGCGTGTGAAGTTCGGGGATTACGACAAGGAGGCTGTTGCTGGCCTCGGCAAGACGAGTGATGCGGACGGCTCGAATCCCATCGGCGGGCGTGAGCAGACGATTGCGCCGCAGCAGACGCCGGATACCAGCGAAAAAGAGCTGTGGGACGTGACCTTCCTGCGCGATCTGGATGATGACGGTGTGCAGGAGTGGTATATCGCCACGATTTCGACGCTCTACCGCCGGATGTTGCGGTTGAAGCGGGACACGTTGGACCAGCAGCGGTTCGTGCTGTTAGTGCCGTTGACGCGGGCGGAGACGGAACTCGACGGCTACAGCGTCATTCTCGACAAAATCGGGACGATCATCGAGGAACACACCGTTCGCCGCAACATGTTCGCGGATCGGGCGGAACTGGTGGCGGGCGCACCGATCAAGCGGCTGGCGGGTTCGACGTGGCACCCCGAAGAAACGCCGTTTGGGCCTCGCGCAGTGATCGACCTCGACAACATGAACGAAGTCGAAATGTTCCAGATGCCGGACGTGCCGCAATCGATGCACTTCCTGCTCGGGGAGTCGATTGAAGCGGCGGAGCGCACGCTGGGGCTGAACGATGCCAGCATGGGCCAGACCCCCCAGCAGGATCGGACGCTGGGCGAGGTCCGGATGGTCGCCGGCTACAGCGAAATCCGCGTCGAGGAAATCCTGATGAACCTGCGCGAGCCGCTGGAGGATCTGTTCCAAGTGCGGCACGCGATGTACATCCGCGAGTTGGAGGAGGAGAAGGGCCAACCCGCGCCGAAGGATGTCATGGTCGGCCTTGAGCGTCGGCTGAACGATTCAGACGTGACATTCGAGGGCACGTTCACGGCGGATCTGCTGCGCGGAAACTTCCGGGGCAAGCCGCGAGGCAGCGTCGAGTCGGCGGACCTGAACGTGATGCGAAGCGACTTCAACCAGTTTTTGCAGGGGTTGGCGCAGATCAGCCAAGTCAACCCAGCGATTCAGATGATGCTCAGTACGCCGCAGGCGGCGGCGGCGATGGTGGAGCAGGCGCTCCGGGTGTATCGGTTCCCCGACCGGCAGGCGATTTTGGGGAGTGCAATGCAGCAGGCGACGATGCAGCCGGGGATGGTGCCGGGGATGCCGCCGCAGGGGGCGCTGCCGCCGGGGCAACCGGGGATGGCTCCGCCGGCTGGAGGGATGCCGCCGGCACAGGGCGGGCAGGCTCCGGCCCAAGGTGGGCAAGCGTCACCATTGGCCGCGGGGATTGCGGAAGCCGTGATGGCGAATCTTGGGGGAGGGTAGATTGAACGACGATCAGCGACAGGAACGGGACGACTGGGAGGCGCTGCTTGGCTCGGCGGGCTGGCGACGGCTGGTGGCGCTGGCAGAGCAGCAGTGGACGGGCGCGGAGGCCTTCCGGCGGGACATCGAGCGGGCAGTGGCGCAGGGTGACGGCGTTCTGGATACTGCCAACGCTAGCCGGAACGTGCAAATTGTGATGGCGAAACAGAAGGGGAGCGAGCGCGTGCTGAGCTATCCGGGGCAGCGGTTGTTGCTACTCAAGGGCGATCCCGCGAAAGACGAGTTTGCGCGGTATCGGAGGGTGCCGTGAGCCTGACACCCATCGGTGACCGCGTGTTGGTGCTGCCGGATGAGCCTGACGAGGTGACCGAATCCGGGTTGGTGCTCGTCAGCAGCGACGATCATGTGCCCATGAGCGGCACGGTGGCGTTTCTTGGGCCGGGGCCACGTTGTGAGGAGTGCGGCGGGGCCATGCGGAGCGATCTGAAGGTGGGGGATCGCGTCTGTTTCGCGCCAAATCAGGGCAGCGAAGCAACGTATGACGGGGTGACGTATCTCGTGCTCACGCAGGATGAGATTTTGGGCATTGTGGAGGATGAATGAGTGACGAAGGCCCGTATGTGGCCCTGGAAGATCAGACCGTAGACGCGCCGACGCCAGAGCCGGAGCCCGAGCCGCCAACACCCGTGCCGGCCGAACAGCCAATTGCCGCCGCACCTGAAGCGACTCCGGAGCCGGAGACTGACGAGGACGATCTCGACCTCAAGGCGGTGCCCGATCGGCTGACGAACGAGCGCATGGTCCCGCTGCATGAAGTGGCGAAGCTGCGCGAGAAAGCGCGGACGCTGAGGGCTGAGCGCGAGAGCATCAGTGCCAAGGTCGCCGACCTCGAGACGAAGGCGGCGCGAGCGGCCGAGTTGGAAGCGGCGGTCCAGCAGTGGCAGACCTACGCGCAGCAGATGGCCGCCCAGCCGCGCCAGCCGGCGGCCCCAGCGGTCGATCCGCAAGTTGAGCAGCGCCAGAAACAGGCGGACGCAGCTAGGCGCACGCGCGCCGAGCGCATTGCGAAGCGGTTCGACCTCTACAAGCCGGACGGTACGCTCGACGTGGATCGCGGCCTGGAGCATCTGAGCGAGCAGGAAGAGCTGGCCCGCGAGCAGGCCGAGCAGATGGTGCGCCCGCTGAGGACCGAGACGGCGCAGTCGAAGTCGCACGCCAACCGGGCGGCGCTGGCCGCGCATCTCCAGAAGCAGGGCACGCCGGTCGATACCACGCTGTTCAACCAGTTGTGGAACCATCTCACGCCCGAGTTGACCGCCAATCAGGAAGTGGCCGCGGTGGCCGCAGCGGCGGCGCTGGGATGGCCGCTCCTGTTCGGTAAGCAAGCGCCGGCCCAAGTGCAGCAAGCCCTTGCAGCGGTGACGCCCGAGCCAGCGAAACCTCCGCCCGTCGTGGTGACCGAACCAGTGACGCAGGGACGCCAGCCGGGCGTGCGGTTGACGGGGATTGCCGCGAGAGCGGCGAAGGAACTGGGCCTGACGCATGAACAGGCCGAGAAGCAGTATGGCCAGCGTGACCAGCCGTGGACCGTCTTGGCCGATGATACGGAAGGGAACCGATGAGCGACGAGCAGACCGTGACAAAGAAGCGTGGCCGCCCGCGCAAGGTGGAGACGCCGGACGTGCCCCTGGAAGCCGGCCCGCAGGCGGCCCAGGACAGCCCCGGATTCGATGCTCCTGAGCCGAAAGCCGAGCGTCGGCGCAAGCAGGTCGAAGTGGTGCAGCGCCGGCTCAAGGGTGGCAACCTGTTCGCCTCGCCCTCGCAGGCCATCCCGCTGAAAGACCAGTCCATGCGGGTGCGCTGGTTCAACCGGGGCATCTCCGACGATCGATTCTTCGTGGCCGAGCAGCAGAAGGGCTGGATGAAGGTCCACGTCAGCGACGTGGCCAGCCTGGACGCCATTTCAGGCTACGACCGTTCGCCAGAGGGCTGGATCACGCGGGGTCCACGCGGGCAAGAAATGCTCTACATGATGCCCAAGGCGGACTATCAGGCCATCCAGATGGCCAAGGCGGCAGCAAACACGAAGCGGCTGGGGAGTGCGAAGTCTCGCGCAGCAGCGGCGGCCGAAGCGACGGCGGCGCAGTTTGGGCCGCAGGCCGGGGATTACGTGGAGCAGGCCGGCGGGGAGACGAACGTCTGGCGCGGGCCGGCGGATTAGGCTTGACTCGCGTGCCATACTGAATGTAGGCAAGTCGTCCCGCGTCAACCGCTGCGCTCGCTCTCGGTTGCCGTGTGTAGCGCGTGAGTGAGTCGCCCCCAGCCGGGCGTGTCGTGAGGCTGTCGTCCCGCCTTCAGTCCGGGCCGTTAATAACGGACTGCATCGAGACGGACCCGCATCGTCGGAAGGGTTCGGCCTCTGTAGCGTTTCCGACCACATTCACCGTTCCACCGCTGGGCGCAAGACGCGCTTAGCAGGAGTGTGGTTCACATGGCAGATGGATCGTTTTCGAGCGGATCGTATGTCCGCCCGTACATCTGCGCAGGCGGGTCGCCCCTCACGGCAAGTATCCAGCAGGGTTCGACCGCTTCAACGGCGCTGTTCGGAATTGGTGACTGCATCAAGCGCGGCACCACCACGAACGCCCACCGAGCGGTCCTGCACGATACCGGCATCACGGCTAACCAGACTGAGTGTCTTGGCTTCGCGGCGGAAGCCGCCGAAGCGAGTGCCACCGTCGGCACGAAGACCGTGTCCTATTGGCCGGCGAGCCCGCAGACGCAGTTCATCGGAGTGTGCAAGGGCACGCTCAACAGCACGCAGCTCGGCGGCATCTACGCGATCCGCCGGGATTCCACCCTGGGCATTGCCTATATCGACCTCGCCATTGTGTCCACGGCGACGATGGCCGTCGTGACGGGCTTTGTCGAGGGCTCGACCCAAGGCGATACGAACGGGTTCTGCTCGTTCTACGTCGCGTCCACCTGTAACCAGTCGTTCCCCAACAACTAAGGAGCTGAGTCATGCCACAAGTGAGAGGCACGTTCCCAGCCCTGTATGACAACGTCGACAAGACGGTCATGATGCTGCTGGGCGAGCAACTGAAGCAGTTGCCGGTCATCTACACCCGATACTTCAACGTCAAGCCGAGCACCAAGAAGTTCGAGCGGCTGGTGACGGGCGTCGGGTTCACGTCCATCCCTGAGAAGGCGGAAGGGGCGGTGTATACCACCGACCAGTTCCAGCAGGGCTACACGAAGGACTTCACGCATGTGGAATTCGGCCGCATGTACGAGGTCACGGAAACGGCGCTGGAGGATGACGCGTACGATCTGCTGAAGCAGAACGCGAAGTGGCTGACCTTCGCGGCTCGCTACACGCAGGAAACCTACGCCGCGACCGTGCTGAACAACGGGTTCACCACGGAGTACTCGGCGGACGGTGACGCGATCTTCTCGACCTCGCATCCGCTCAAGCGCGGAGGCGAGGCGTCCAACCGGCACGCCTCGGACGATGACCTGTCGGCCACGTCGCTGATGCAGGCCATCGTGGACATCCAGACCGGGACGAAGCTGGACAGCGGGCAGCTCGTGATGCCCGTCCAGACGTTCAACCTGATTGTGCCGCCCGCGCTGGAGACAACGGCCTTCAGGCTGCTCAAGAGCGAGGGTCTGCCGGGCGTAGCGGACAACGACAAGAACCCCATCAAGGGGCTCCGGTCGTGGACCGTCATCGTGAATCCGCTGTTGTCGGATTCGGACGCCTGGATCGTGGCGTCCGGAGACAAGTCCATGCACGGATTGACCAGCTACCAGCGGGTGCCGATCAGCGTGAAGCAGCCGGAGCCGGACGCCCGCACGGGCAATCGGCTCTACAAGCTGCGGTTCCGCCAGTCGTGGGGCTGCACCACGTGGCAGAACCTCTACGGCTCAGCGGGTTCGTAACGGACGTGCCACGGATGGCCTCGGCCGCATGAGTCGGGGCCGTCCGTGTTGACCGACCGGGCTGGCGCGCGTGGGGTGGCGGTCAACGCCCTGCGCTTCCAAGCGCGTGCGCGTGCCGGCTTCAGCTTGGAGACACCATGAAGTATCGCGATTCTTCCAACAAGACCACGCATTTCGAGTCGGACGTGCTGGCGGGTGCCAGAGCGGCCAACGAGAATGCGGTGCGGATCTACGGCAACTCCTCGGGCACAACCAACTACGTCGGGATTGAAGCGGTGGGCGATTCCACCGTGGTCAATCTGGACATCAAGGCGAAGGGCACGGGCGGGATTGTGCGGATCGGGTCCGGCTCCTCGGGTGGGTTGGTTCTGCCCGGCCCGATCACGCTCGGATCGACGGTAGTCACGAACTCGTCGGCGGCATCCGCCCAGGCCGTTCGGGGCGTGTTCAAGTCCACGCTGGCGTTCGAGCAGGCGGCGATTTCCAGTGGAGCGTTGGTTGAGTTGACTGTCGCGTCCACCACGGCCGATGTGCAGCCGGGTGATCTGGTGACGTACCGGATTGACTGGGCAGCGCAGGACACCGTGATCGATGGCGGCCATCGCATGAGCACGGCGGCGGCCTCGCGGCTGACGCTGGTGTTGGCGAATCCCGGTTCAACCGCAACGGCCACTCTCTCGGGGGTGGTCACGATTACCTGGCTCGACCTGACGTAAGGGAGGCGACATGAGTGAAACGGTCGCCTGTCTCAAGACGTGGACCTTTACGTCCACGGGTGCGGGCGAGGGCTACCAGACACACGGCCTCGCCCGTAAATACACGTGGTATGCCGAAACGCTTGGATCGAGCCGTTCCACGTGCAACTTTCAGATCCAGACGGCACGGTCCACGGAGGGATCGACCGTTTCACGGTATGTCTCGCTGACCTATCCTGCGTCCACCGCATCGCCGTCCACGTTTGCCTTGACCTCTGCCACGGTTCGAGTGCTGCAGTTTGACGGGCCGTTCATGGCGGTGCGGCCGTATGTGACGGACCTCGGGTCAACCGGCGCGTCCGGTTCGACCGGAACGCACGTCACGATCACACTGGTCGGGAACTAGCATGGCCCAGTTCAGCGAGTTGTACGGCAATGCGCTGGACGTGCAGCTCAACTCGGCCGACCGCAGTCAACTGTTCACCACGGCTCGGCGTCAGCATGAAATCAACGAGGGTGAGCGGGAATTCGTCAAGCAGACCGAGTGCCTGACGAAGCAGTCCACGCTCGCCCTGTCTACGGCCGTCGTCTCGAATTCCTCGGGCGCGACGGAACTAGACCTGTCGTCGCAGATTACCGACCTGTTGTGGCTTGCGCCGCACCCGGTCGAAGTGCGCTACTCGGACAGTAACGGGTCGATCACGTACTACAGCCGGGATGAGCTGCCGAGGCGGGACGTTCCGTATCTCGACCGTTACACGCCCGGCTGGCGCACGGCGTCCGCGTCTACGCCACAAAGTTACTACCTCCGCGAAGATGGCCCGTCGCTCTTGCTCGGGCTGACGCCGCCGCCGTCGTTCTCGACCGCCACGTCCTCGGAGACGTGGAGCGCGGTGGTGAATTACGTGGCGTGGCCGTCCTCGATGACGAGCGATAGCCATGTGCCGCTGTCCAGTCAGGCGCATCTCAGGCCATGGCATCAGGCGCTCGTGCATTTCGCGGCCTCGCGGTTGGAGTTGCTACGCGGGGACGTCGAGGCCAGCGAGCGTCAGGCGGGGATGTTTGCGGGGTACGTCGCAGACTACTTGCGGCGGCAGCGGCCGAAGGGCGGGTCACAGGTGACGTATGACCGGAGCTATCGGCGGGAGCGGTACGGGACGCCGTTCCGTGATCCGAAGGTGGACTGGTAGATGAATGGGACACCACCCGATCTCAGTGAGGTACAAAGAGCCATATCGATTCTTGCGTCTGCGCTCACACGTGGACCAGACGAAAGCGAAATGACGCCTGAGATGGTGGAAGCCTATAACCGAGTTCGTCGGTTTGTGCCTGGAATTGAAAGCCTGTCTTCAATCAGGGCCAATCCAGCCTTGGAATCGGCAAAATTGCTAGGTCAACGGGTCGCTGGCAATGAGATTGAAATCAATCCTAGCGTGACAAATCCGAGAGAACTTGAGGGCCTACTTGTCCATGAATGGGCACATACGAAACCCGCTGGGAGCGATGAGACGCTGTCAAACGCTCTCGAAAGCCTGTACTTGAAGCAACTATTTCCAGACAGGATTCGATGATGCGCATTGACTTTGCCTGCGGCCATACGGTGACGGCTCCGGACGACTACACCATGACCCCGGAGTGCCCGTCCTGTCACGACCGGCGCGTCGTCAGTGTCAAGGTCCGCCCGCCGAGGTTTACGGGCACCTGTTGCGGCCCGTGTGCGACGTTCGACCCGACCGTGACGGCGACGAAAATCAATCTGGCCCCGGGTGGGCCGCTGAAGCTGAAGGATGTTCCACATGGCGATGGATGATGGCGGACTCGGGGTGACGTTTGTGCCCACGGGGCGAGAGCAGCGACAGAAGCAGGTCGGCTCACCGTTGCAGCAGGCGATTGAAGTACTGAGCTTGCGCCTGCCGCAGTTTGCCGGCGCGCGGTCGCCTATCCCGCAGGAGTTGATGGGCGCACCCGGCGGGGGCGGGGGGATGAATAGCGTCATCGAGTCCATCCTCGCGCAGATTCTCGGGCGCGGGCAGAACCCGAACCTGGGCGCGTCGGTGCCGGGCGCGGCCCCGAATGCGCTGGGACAGGCGGTCCAAGCACGGTCGGCGTCTACGCCTGCGCCCCGGGTAATTCCGGGCGCGGGGCAGGGGGGAGCGGTTGCCCCAGGCATAGCCCCGCCGCCGTCGCCGTCACCGGCCCCGCCCGCGTCAATGCCCTCAAGTCCCGGCACACGGCAGGAGCAGTATGGCGGCTCGCCCGGTGCGCCGCGTATGCCGCAGGCTCCGGCCCCGCCCCCGCCGAGCGATTCCGTCTATCCGCGCGGGCCGTGGAACGACTTTCCGCGTCCGGGCGGAGGGGGATTTACCCCGCCGCTGGGCGCTGCTCCGCCCGCGTCGAACCCGCTCCAGGCCCGGCCGGACCAGAACGCGGCGGCGCTCTTGGAGCAGATTTTTGGCGGCGGACGTGGCGGCCCGATGATCTAAATGGCGCAGAAAACGCAGACGGCTCGCGCGTCGAAAGCCTATCAGATTGTGCCGGTGGACGATCTGACGGGCGGGGTCGATCTGCGCCGTACGCCGTCACTCTTGCCGTCGAATCGCGCCCGCACGATCCGGAACTTCTCCCTCGCGGAAGCCGGGGCGCTCAAGGTCGATTACGGCTACGTGCAGCACTCCAGCGCCACGCTCTCCGTCGCGCCGATTCAGGGCGCGCAGCGCGTGTATCTGTCATCCAACGTGTTCACACTCGCGGGTGCGGGCGGGGGCGTCTACAAGGTCACGGATGGGGGCGTGTGGAGTACGGCGGCGACCTATTCCACGCTCAGCACGGCGGCCCAACTCTACTTCCCGCACGACCGCGATCTGGTGGCGGTCATGGACGGGGCCAACCGGCCGCGCAAGTCGGGCAACGCGGGCGCGGGGTCGAGTTGGACCCTGATGGGGATTGACGGCCCGAGTTCGGCGGCCACGGTGTCCTCGGCGTCGACGGGCAACTTCTTGTCATCGAACGAGTACGAGGTCAGCTACGGCTACGTGGATGATGAACTGGGCCACACCAGTAACGAGTCCACGGCCGTCTCGACCTACACGATGGCGTCGTCTGGGAATGGGCTGTCCATCGTCTGCTCGAATTCCACTGATCCGCAGGTGGACACGATCTACGTCTACGCCCGGAACAAGACGGCGACCGATAGCGTGCGGCGACGGGCCGGGTCGGTGGCGCAGTCTACCGGAGCGGACTCGACGGTCGTGATCAACTCGACAAACTGGACCGCGAACGCCGAAGCGCCGACGAACCATGACGTTCCGCTCGCGTTCGCCTTTGGCGTGGTGTGGAAGAACCGCTGGTGGGCGCGGCATCCGACCGTCAAGAACCGGCTGCACTTCTCCGAGTTGTTTCAGCCGCAGTCATTCCCGACGCTCTACTACGTGGACATCCCGTTTGAGCGCGGGGATGAAATCAAGGCGCTGGCGCCGCAGGGGGATACGCTCGTCGTGTTCGGCGGCACGAAGCCGTTTCTCATCATCGGCCAGACCTCGCTCGACTTTGAAGTCAAGCCGTCTCTGGGCGAGGCGGGGGCGCTCGGGCCGCGGGCTGTTGTGGCGATTGAGAACGGCATCATCCACGCGAACTATCAGGGCGTGCATGTGTTCGACGGGGCCACGGATCGGCTCCTCACGCATGACATTGACCCCGCGTGGCGTGACCTGATCAGCAACACGGCTAACGCGGACGTGGCCAAGATTGCCGTGGTCTATCACGACCTGCGGAAGGAGATCCGCGTCTCGGTGCCGCGCGTGTATCCGACCGCCTCGGCCGGCGAGTGGATTCTTGACCTGAACCGGACGCGCCTGACGGAGGAGCCGGCGTGGACCTCGACGCCGCGCACGATTGGCGGCTACGTGCCGTGGAATGGCAACGAAGCGACCGCCGGCAATCAGGGGCGGCTGTTCTCGTGGGACTCCTCGCGCGGGCTGCTGTTCGAGGAATCCGTGGGCACGGCCGCGAACGGGTCGAACCTGACGGCGGTGTACGAGGGGCCGACGCTGATCACGGGCCGGCATCAAGCGCGGTGGATTGACACGTATCTGGAGTTTCGGCAGTCGGCGGGCGTGCTGACCTCCGAACTGACCGTGGACGGGTTGTCGCAGGGCGCGCAGACCGTGGACATTGGCGGCGGGCTGCGATTCTACGGGGATTCCAGTTACACCTACGGCGATTCGTCTCGCACCCTGGGGGGGAAGGATCGGTCGCTCGTGACCCTGAAGCAGCCGGTGACCGCTGATGGCTATGCGGCGAAAGAAACGCTGACCTACGTCGGTCAGGACGCCTATAAGCACTTTACGTACGCGCACGGGTTCGTGCCCGAGACGAAGCCGAGAGGCATGTAGATGGCGAGTTTTCCGACCAGCGTCAAGAACTACGGCGCGGACCTGATTGACGGCACGGACTATCCGCAGGCCGCGCACATCAATGATGTCCGCGCTGAGATTACCGCGATTGAAGGCGGCTATCTCAATGGCACCGCCCCGCTCAATTCGTCCAACTCGACCGTGGCCAATCTGAGCGTGACCGGCGGCTCGACCATGAGCAGCCTCACGCTGGGAACGCTGGCCGTGTCCAGCCAGTTCTCGGCGGGCGCGTCCACGCTGGCGGCGGTGACCGTGACGAGCAACGCCACCATCGGCGGTCTGTTGCGTGTCTCTGCGCAACCGCATTGCGTGGTTCGGTCGGTGGTCGTCCAGGATTTGGCCAGTGAAGGGTGGACAGGGATTGTGTTCGACACGGAGGATCTGGACGTGGGAGCGCTGCACAGCACCGCCGCGAACACGTCACGGGTCACGGTGCCCACGGGATCGAGTGGCGTCTATCTCCTCTCGGCCAGTGTGCGGTTCGGCTTGCAATCGAGCGGCATCTGCTCGATTCGGCTGTTGAAGGATGACACGGACGACCTGACGAATCCGCCGCTGGTGGGGAATTCCATCATCGGGGCGGGCGTCAACATCACGGCGGTCGCCAATCTCGACGCGGCCAATTACGTGACGCTCCAGATGTATCAGGATTCGGGCAGCACCATGTCCATTGGCAGCACGTCGGATCGGCTGTTCCAGCCGCAACTGGCGGTGGTGAGGCTGTTCTAGATGGCGAGTCCGGGCTACGTCAAGTCGCTCCTGGGGCCGTTGGACGCGGCGACCAAGCGGGCCGTGGGCCTCGCGGCCGATCACATCCTGCGCGAATTGTCGTTTGGGCATGTCAGTAACCAGGAACGCGCGGAGAACTTTCGCGGGCACTATCACACGTTCACGACGCCGAGTACCGGAGGCACGGAGTTCACGATTGCGCACGGGTTGGGCATCACGCCGTACATGCTGATTCCGGTCCTGCCGTTGGATGTGGAAGGCGCGCGAGTGGTGCGATTGGAAGTCTCACGGGTGGCGGATTCGCAGCGGGTCTATCTCAAGAGTCCCGAAGTGGACACGACCGGGTACGTGTTGATTGAAGGCTAATGGGCAACCTGGGCTGGATGAACGACTGGTACGGCGTGTCTGGCTCGACCAGCAGCAATAGCGTGCTGCGTCGAGACGGGACGTGGGGCACGGTTGGTACCGGCACCATCGGGACGGATTACGTCGATAGCGTGTCAAGTGGCGCGAATATCGCCGTGTCGGGCACACCGGGTGCGCCGTGGACGCCAACCGTGGCGCTCAGTACGGCCATTGCGGTGACGCGCTTGACGGTGAGCGGCAATAGCACGCTGGGCGCGGTGAACCAGGGGAACTCGACGGCGGCAAATTTGTCGGTGGCGGGCGGTTCGACGGTGGGCACGATGCAGGCCGGAGCCTCGACGCATACGAGCTTGTCGGTGTCGGGCGGGTCCACGCTCGGGACCGTCACGGCGGGGGCGTCGTCTCTGGCGTCCCTGCACGTTACGGGCGGGTCGAGCCATGCCGGCGCGGCTGTGTTTACGGGTGGGTTGCAGAGCAGCAACAGCACGTTTACGAGAAAAATTGTGTTGGGCGCGAATGGCTATTTTACTGGTGGCCATCCCACCTATGGCCATACGTTCAATAACATTGCCGATGACGCCAACAACGTCATCATGTATGACAACGGCAATGTCGCCATCCGCGGGGTGACGCTGGCCAGCACGTCCGGTATTCATATTCCGGATGGTGTAGCGGCGGTGTCGACCTACACGCTGTACAACGATGGCGGGACGCTGAAGTGGAACGGGATCACGGTCGAGACGGGCGGGGCGTCGGTGAGCGGCACGTCGGGCACCATCTGCCGGTTCACTGGATCAAGCGATGTAGGCGACGCCATCATCACGCAGCAGGGCACCACGGGCGTGACCGTCACCGGCTCTGCCAAGGTGACCAATGGCCTGACGGTGAGTAGCGGCACGCTGGCCGTGAGTAGCGGGGCGGTGTTTGGCCGGACGGTGTTTGTCCCGGCTGGAACCAATACACTCTCAGCGGCCGTCTCCTCGATGGCCAACGGGACGTGTTTGCTGCTCGACGCGAGCACCTACACGCAGACCGAGCGGATCAAGATTCCATCGAGCGTGACGACGTTTTCGATTCTCGGCCGTGGATCGGCGGTGACAAAGCTGAAATACACCGCCAACGTGGAAGCCTTGACCAGCACGCTCAGCGGCGTGAACACGCATCGGATTCGCCAGTGCCGCTTGGATGGGCTGCACTTCCTGTATAGCAATGCGTCGTCCTGCTCCTATGACGGGATTACGCTGTGGGGGTCGGGATCGTTCAACTCGACGGCTCCAGGCACCCTCGATCGGAACATCGTCATTCACGATGTCACGATGACGTATGACAACCAGGCGGCATCGGTCGGCCCGGCGTGGCAAAACGATATCCGGCTCGTGGATGCCCGGATGGCGTATCTCGACAAGATCGTGATTCGCAACTGGTCGAACTCCTACGGCGCATGGTCGGCCACGCCGGGAGATGCCATTCGGCTGGAATCCTGCATGGATGCGCGTGTGTCGGACTTTTACATTCTCTGCTCCAGCAAGGGCGTCAATCTGGTTCGGGCCTCGTCACAATACGTGTTAGAGCATACGGCCGGATCGGGCGTGCATCACGGCTGCGAGGGCTGCGAAATCCGGAGCGGCACGATTGCCATTTCAGAAACGGCGATCAGCCTGGGCTACAAGAGTTTTGCCGCGAACATTCATGACGTGGGCATCGTGACCCCGGAAACGTTCGGAATTCACGAGGATATTTCGTCCGGCGCGGATGCTGGCGGCTATCACACGATTTCCAACATGTACTTCGACACGTTTACGGGCAATGGGACACTCGTGTGGCTGAGGCGTCCGGGGACGGTGATGAAAGGGTCTGTCCTGCACATTCTGAATTCGTCGTGTACGGGGGTCATCATCGATGCCGACGCCTCGTTGTGTGACATCAGCCATAACCTGTTTCGGGCGGGTGGCACGGGCGGGCGATCGGGGATCTACATCAACAGCAGCCAAAACATGGTGGTCGGGAATCGGTTTCAGGCGTGGGTGGCCAGCGGGGCAGACGTCGCCCTCGGATCGTCGGCTCACGACTGCCTCGTCACGAACAACCTGATCGACTACGCGATCAGCAACGCGGGTTCGTCCAATTCGACCACGGGCAATCTGTATCACTAGGGGAGGACGGGAGACGATGAAGCGACTGGCGATTGTGGGCACGGCGGAAACGTGGCGGGATGCACCCTATGGCGACCCCACCTGGAAAATCTACTCGCTGAATGACGCCTATCGGCTGGGCATTCCGCGAGCCGACTACTGGTGCGACTTGCACAATCCAGACGAGTGGGTGCTGGTGCCGGACGGGCAGAAGGTGGTCAAGGGCTGGGAGTTGCCGGCGGGGAAGATTTACCCGCGCCCACACGACCACCCGCAGTTCTTCGAGCGGCTGAAGATTCCGGCGTACGTGTGGCAGGCGCGACGCGAGTGGCCCACATCGATCACGTTTCCGCGCGAGGCCATCGAAAAGCGGTTCGGCCGCTACATGGCGAGCTCGCCCGCGTGGATGTTGGCGCAGGCGCTCCTGCCCGTCGAGGAAGGCGGCTTCGGGTTTGGGGCCGGCGACGAGATTGGCATCTGGGGCATCCATCTGGCGACGGAGCGGGAGTACATCGAGCAGCGGCCGAATTTTGAATGGCTGATCGGGATTGCGGAAGCGCACCACGTCACGATCACGCTGCCAGAGGATTGCCCGCTGCACAAGAGCAAGTGGGTATACGGGTTCGAGCGGCGGCCGGATTTCGGGTCGAACGCCATCGGGCGCGAAGTGCATCGGGCGGCGACGGAGCGCGAGCGGATTACGGCGTGGCTGCTCGGGCCACAGGACACCCCGCTGGAGTACAAGCTGGCCGTGCCCCTGTGGGTCGAGGACACCCCGAAAGCGCGGTTGGCGTATGCGACGGCGGCGCTGGCGGAAGCGCAAGGCCGACTGAGAGCGGCGCAACTGCGGGAACAGGGCACAGCAGCGTAACGACGGAAGGAACCAGTCATGGCGTTTGGATGGGACGATCTGACGATGCTGTTGGGGCCGCTGCTGGGCGGGCTGTTTGGCGGCGGGGGCGGGAACGACAGCCCCACGACCACGGCCGAGCAGCGAGCCTTGCAGCAAGAGATGCTGAAGATGATTCAGCAGCAGTCGGGTTACATGGGCCAGATGGACCCGCTCCGCGAATCGGTCCTCAAGATGGCGATGGGCATGCTGCCGATCCGCTATCAGACCGCCGGATCGTTCGCCACGCCGAAGCCCGCAGGAATGCCGGCCAGTGGCGGATCGGGCGGGGTGGTGCCGACCGGTGCCACCAACCCAGCGTTGGGATCGGGCGAGCCGTATACCCAGCCGGGTGGTGGCATGGACCGGAGTCTGGGCGCGTTCACGCCAGGCTACGACCCGACGCTCTACCAGCCGTATGACCCGACGACGGGGATCGGCCATCGCTGGGGCGGCGGGGGCGGCTACGGCGACATTGTTGATGACTTCTTCGGGAGCGAGAAGGGGATGAACCCCTGGCGTCCCGCGCGGTAACGCATCATGGCCACGATTGACTTTCTTCGCGGGCGAGAAGATCCGGAGCCGGAGCAGCAGCCGTATCAGCCGCCAGCTACGCCGACGTTTACGGGCGCGCCGACGTTTCAGCCGGGACCGGGGAATTCGCCCGGCACCTATGAAGAGAACGGCATCCCGCTGCCGCCGCCGGGGTCTGGTGGAACCTACACGACACCATCCGGCACGGTGGCGTCTGGTCCGCTACCTGGCGTTTATTACAGCGGCGGCCAGCTCTGGAATCCGCCCGGCACCGATCCGACGACGGGACGGCCGCCGTTTCAGCCGGGACCGACCCCGTCGCCCGTCGCGCCGCAGCCGACGCCCCAGCCGCAGGCGGTCACGGGCTGGTATGGCACGGACGCCAAAAAGAAGTCTGCCAACGACCGGATCGTCCAGGCGTACCAGCAGTACACCGGCCGTACCCCGTCCGAACAGGAAGTGCTCTCGCAGTTGAGCGGGGGACAGCACTACCAGGACGTCAACGTCAACTGGGCGATTGATCAGATTCGCCGCTCGTCCGAAGCGCAGCAATACGCGGCCGGCGGGGCCCAGCCGACCTCTCCGCCGACGCCCACGACCCCGCTGCCGCCGACGCAGCAGAACATCATGGCGTATCTCGGCTCGCTCGACCCGACCAAGGGGTTGAGCGCCTACAAGGACGAGCTGTGGAGCCGCTTTGGCGTGCGGATCGAGGGCGAGGACAAGATCGTCCTGCCAGACGGGTCCAAGTACGACATCATCATTGACTACGGACTTCAGAGCGCCAAGTGGAACGACCACTGGGATCTGTATGGCGGCGCTGGTGGATCGGGCGCGTCTGGCGCACCGGGCGTGTCAGGCGTGCCATTCACGACCGGCGGGGTGTTGGGCGGGGACATCTGGAGCGACCCCAGCCTGCAGCTGCTCGAAAAGCTCGGCCGCTACCGGCTCGATGAACTCTTCCAGCCGGTGGACGATCCGTATCGTGATCAGTTCTTCAAGATGCTGGAGGAGCGGATCAAGCAACTCCAGGGGCCGGCGTTTACCGATACCGAAGAGTCCACGCTGCGCACGTCCGCGACGGATCAGCTCCAGCGGGACCGGCAGGCGGCGCATGACGAGATTGACCGCCGGCTCGCGGCGCTGGGCCACGGCAAGGGCAGCGGCACGCTGGTGCAGGCGCACCTGGAAGTGGACCGCCAGTTCGATCAGTTGGTCAACGCGCAGCAGCGCGGGTTCGACGTGTATGCGATCAACACGCTGAACCAGCGGCGCGATCAGGCGGTCGGGCTGGGCGGGTCGGCGGCGCAGTTGTCGCAGGGCGTGCGGGATGAGGAGCAGGGGCGGCGGCGCGAAGCCTTGACCATTGCGGCGATGTTCCCCGAGTTGCAGTCGCAGCAGTTGATGCAGGCGAACGCGATCCTGACGGGGTCGCCGTATAGCGGGCCGTCGATCTTCTCGCAGATGATGCAGTTGGCAGGGCTGGGGAATCAGCAGCAGCAGTACAGCCAGAACGCCAACAATGCGTTTTGGAGCGGGCTGGGGTCGGTGCTCTACAACTGGGGCTCTAACCAGCAGACCAGTGGTGGGACCACGTCCGGCCAGTATGGGTTCTTCTAATGCCTGACTTTTCGTCGCGGCCGTTTGCGGGGCTGTTTGACCCCACCGAGACACCCGCGCCGCTGCCGTCGTCTCCGATGGCCGGCGCACTCCCCCCGCCTCCCTCCCTGGCGGGCACCCCCGCAGGCGTCGTGGCAGGCGGTGGCGGTGGTGCGGGTGCGTTCGATCCGAAGCAACTCTTGCAGTTGCTCCCGCTGATCTTCGCGCGGAACCAAGGTGCGAAGGCCGCGTTTCTGGAAGGCTGGCAGCGCGCGCAGCAGATGGACGAGCGCCGCAAGCTGGAGGAGAACCAGCAGCGGCTCTATGAGCGGCAGCTGGACGAGTCCGCCGAAAGCCGGCGCGTGGCGTCGGAAGGGCAGGCACAGGATCGGTCGCTCCGGCTGAAGAACGCAGCCGAAGCGCGTCTTACGAATCTGCTCAAGGAATTGGAGGGCATCACCGAGCCCGAGGCGTTCAAGTCGCGCGTCGCGTCGGCGGATCAGCAGTTGGCGCAGGAGTTTGGCGAAGCCTACATGCCCGGCTCGATTGTGGAGCGGGCGCGCATGACCCCGCCAGCCGTCAAGGATTTCGCGCCGATGGCGCCGGCGATCACGCGCATCCTGCGGCAGGTCAAGGATGACGAGGCGGCGATTGGGCTGCTGAAGCAGAGCCAGTACAAGGACGCGGCGTATCAACTCGGGTTCCTGCTGGACGATGAAACCGGGCAGACGACGCTGTTCCGCGACCCGGAGCCGGCCAGCGGTGGGGCGGGTTCCGACCTTGAGCGACAAGTGGCTGATCTTGTCGCGGCCGAAGAAGAGGCAACGGGGAAGCCGGTGACGCGGGCACGGCGGGCAGAAATCAGGCGGCAAGCCAAGGATCAACTCGCTGATGCCGCCCGTGCGCCCGTGCCACAGCGAAGCGCCGCGTTGGCAGACGTGCGGGCGCTCCAGGGCGATTGGCGCAAGGCGATTGCATCCGCACGAGAAATGCAGCGTCAGTTCACGCTGATGCAGAGGGGCATTGAGCGGGCCAAGGCGGGCGATTTGAACGCCGGGTCGCAGGCCGTGCTTGTCACGTTCCAGAAGATTCTTGATCCGACTAGCGTGGTCCGAGAGTCGGAATATGCGCGGTCGTCAGAGGGCGTGTCCCTGCTGTCGAGGATGGAGGGCGAGGCGACCCGCATGGCGAGCGGCGGCGCGGGCGTGCCGATCGCGGACCTGGAGCAGTTTGTCAACACGGCGCAGGCCTTTATGGACGGGCTGTCAGACAACATGGCGGCAGAACGCGAACGGATCGAGAAAACGGCGTCAGCGTTTGGCATCGATCCGGATCTCATCTTTTCAGCGTCCGATCTGAAATCCTCGCCGGGTGGTGAGATAGACGCGCCCGCCGCTGCCGGCGGTCCGAAGGTCGGGGACATTGTGACGGTGAAGGGACGGAAGGTGCGCGTGACGAAGGTCAACCCGGACGGCACGATCAGCGGGACGGTCGTACGATGAGCGGACAGACCATCACGTTCCGGCCGGAGGATATCGAGGGCGCGGCGAAGCCCGAGGAAGTGACGTTTACCCAGGCCGACATTGAGCCGGCCGAGGAACCGTCCGGGCCGGTGTCACGGTTCCTCGGCAGTGCGTGGCAGAACCTCAACCCGGTCGAAGCGGTGCGCGGGCTGGGCGAGGCGGTGATGTCCCCCGTGGATACGATCAAGAGCCTGCTGGAAGCGCAGGGGCAGGTGGGCGTCCGGGCGTGGGAGGATCTGAAGGCGGGCAATCCCGAAGCGGCCCGTCATGTGCTGCACTACCTGCTCCCGGTGTTGGGGCCAGCTCTGGACGCACAGGCCGAACAGATTAGGAGCGGCGACGTAGCCAGCGGGCTGGGCGGAGCCACTGGACTCGGCACGGCGCTGGCGGCTCCGGTGGCGGCCTCTCGCGCGGGCACCCTGCGCGTGCCGGGTGTGCGGAATCCGAACCCCGCCGTGGCGGAAGCGGTGGACGCGGGACTGGCCCAGGGCATTCCGGTGGACATGGCGACGGCGGCCGGCGGGTATGCCACTAAGGGCGCGCAGTGGCTCGTGGATCGGTCGCTGGGCGGGGCCATCGCGTCCCATGGCACGCCACAGATTCAGGCGGAAGCCCTCGCGGCGCGGCTTCGGACGCTGGCCGAACAAGCGAACGCCGGGACGCGCACACCGGGCGTGTTCACGCCGGAGACGGCTGGGGCCTCCGCACAAGGCTCGTTGCGCTCGCGCGTGGGTCGGCTGAAGAACGTCGCGGATAAGTCGTACGGCGAACTCCGCGACATCGAGGCCATGCCGGCGCACCAGCGGCCGGTGGCCGTGACGCAGCAGGGCCGGATTGGGGGGTCCGCCGTGCCGGTGACCACGACGGAGCCGATGGGCCTGCCGGTCGATATGGCCCCAGTCAAGGCGGCGCTCCAGCCGATCTATGACGACATTCTGCGGCGGTCGCCTACCGCGATCCGTGACGCCTCGCCGGGCGTGAAGGCCATCGAGAACATCATCCACGGCCCGGACTTTTCGCCGCTCTCCGTGGCGGACGCTGACCTGAGCGCGATCAAGGCGCTGGCGCGTGAGCGAGTCCTGCCGGAGTTGCGCAACTTGAGTCAGGGCGTGGCGGCGAAAGCGGTGCGAGAATTTGAAGCCGCCATCCAGAAAGCGACGGCCGAAGCTGGCCCGCGTGCGACACAGGTGCGCGCGCGAGGGCGAGCCGCGACACGGGCGAAGTACGACACGGGGGAAGCCCTGAAAGACCTGGGCGACGAGCCGGTCAATGCGTACCGCAAACTCGTGCAGCCGGGCGATGCGTCGGTTGAACGCCTGCGGGAGATTCAGCGGCAGACCCCCGAGGAGTTGCCGAAGGTCGGCCGGGCCATGCTGGACGATTTTGTGGCCGAGGCCGTCGCGGAAGGGGAGTTCTCCAAGCCGGGCACGCTGTTCTCGCGCTGGCAGCGCGTGGGGCCGGCGACGAAGCGCATGTTGTTTGCGCCCGATCACGTGAAGGCGCTCGACCAGTTCTTCCTGCTGGCAAAGAAGATGGCCGAGAACCCGAACCCGTCTGGCAGCGGGTTTGTGGTGTCGCTGACGGCGCAGGGCGGGCTGCTCATCACGAACCCGCTCACGTCGATCCCGTTGCAGATTGGAGCCGCCGGCCTGTCGAAGCTGCTGCACTCGCCCCGAGCCGTGCGGGCGCTGACGCGGGGGATTCAGGTTGGCGTGTCGCGGCCGTCCGCCGTGGCGGCGGTCATGACCGAGTTGACCAACGCGGCGAAAGATGCCGGGGTTAGCGTGGATGTACCAGCGATCCCACAGCCGATCCCAGCACATACAGCAGGCCGATGATGAACAGGCCGCACCAGACGAGCACGAGGACAGCGTACCACGCACTGAGCAGCCAGAGCAGCCCCGCCCAGGCGGCCCGGCCGACGAAGCGAGCGAGTGACATGGCGACAGAATACCACGGTGCCCAGCGTGGACGGCGGTCAATTCTCTGGACCCCGCAATGATGATCGGAATTGTGATGGATGTTTCCCGCGAAGAATTCTACCGGGCCGTGGATGACATCCGGCAGGACATTGCCGGCGTCAACGGGCGACTCGACAAGTTGAACGGCCGCACGCGCACGAATGAAATCGACATTGGCGTCCTGAAAGATCGCGGCACGCGGCAGGCCATCGGCGCGGGCGGGGCCGGCGGGGCTGCCGGGATTGTTCTGGCGATGGCTTGGGAATGGCTCAAGACCAAGCTGTAACCGACGATGAAGTCAAGGCGGCGCTGACCGACCATCAGGCGCTCACGCTGACGCTCCTGGGCGAAGCACGCGGCGAGCGGATTGAGGGCCGGCTCGCCGTGGCGTGCGTCATCCACAACCGCATGATGAAGGGTGGGCGGTCCGCCAAGAGTATCTGTCTCGCGCGGTCGCAGTTTAGTTGCTGGTGGCCGTGGGGCGGGGCGGCCAATCATGCCCTCATCATGAAGTGGGCGCGCACGCTCACGCTCGGCGGCGCGATTCCGGCGCGGACGGTTCTGGATGAATGCGCGTGGATTGCCGAAGGCGTGCTGGCCGGGCGCGTGTTGGACGCCGTGAACGGGGCGACCCACTACTACAGCCCGCAGGCCATGAAGCCGGCCGGGGCCGTGCCGTCCTGGGCGAAAAAGCTGGAGCCGGTGGCGACGATTGGCGGGCACTTGTTCTTTCGGGCTTGACGACGGCAAGGGATACGTCGGACGGTAGCACTCATGGGCGCGGGTTGTTCCACCGCCTATTGTCCGGACTATCCGGCGCAGGACGCGGGCGAGACACTGATTGTCGTGTGGTATCCCCACCGCGACGCGCCGTCGCTGATTCCGTGGGTCACCCCGTCCACCGCCGACCTGCCCGCCAGTTGTAGTCTCGTCGCCGCCGAACTGCTCCTGTTCAGGAATCGAGGCCGTTCATGAATTTTGAACACAGCGACATCGTTCACGCTCTGCAAGCCAAGTTCAAGTTTGACCTCTCCCAGTGGCCCCAAGTGGGGGAACTCACGCGGCGGTCCGCCCAGCAGATTCGACTCAAAGAGCCGGGCGTGCATTGGGGCTACTTTCCGCACCCGCAGGGCCGCGAGGACGTGGTGGGCGTGGAAGCCGGGGGGCGGAAGTACGGCTGGGACATTGTGGTGAGTGCCGGCGGTCCCTCCGCCTATCTGAACAGCAACCCCGAGACGCTGAACCTGGACGGTCACGAGTTCCGCGTGGTCGAAGCCAAGGACTGGCTCACGCCTGCCCCACCCACGCCCGATCCGCCCACGCCCGACCCGCCGCACGACGATCCGCTGGTGGCGATGGTGATCAACCTATCCGTGCGACTGGATGCACTCGGGCGGCACCTGGGAGCCTGGAAGTGAGAGCGAGTGACGATCCATTCCTATCGCCGCTCGTCACCCGCGACGCCGGCAACGGCCGCCACGCCATCTTGGTTTGGCCGTTCGCCTACCAGATGCGCGATGGGTGGATTCTCGTGGTGCCGCCGGGATTCGTGACGGACTACGCCAGCATCCCGCCGCCCTTTCGCTGGTTCCTCCCGAGCTTTGGGAAGTACAACTACGCGGCCGTGTTGCACGACTACGCCTTCCGCACGGATTCGGTGCCGGTGTTTGCGTGCGCGAAGGCCGCGAATCAACTCATAAAGGACGCCATGGAGGACTCGCCGCGCCCGCCGAATCGCTTTGTGCGGTGGATGGTGAATGCCGGCTTGGCCGTGGGCGCGCGGCATTTTTTCCACCAGCATGATGTGGCGTGGCGTCCGGCTGGACTGCCCGTGGCTGTGGACACGCCCATGCGGGCGCATGAACTTGTGGAGGCGTAATGCTTGACGATGACACGCTGGCGTTGCTGCCGTCTGGATTCGATTTGCACGCGGCCACGCGGAAGGCTATCGAGCAGAGCGTAGGGCAGATGCTTCAGGACGGCGAGCGGTTCGCGCTTGTGGGCTCAGCCGAACTGAACGGCACCATCCACCTGGGCGCGGTCGTGCGTGTGGGCGATCACGTCGAATTGCGCGGGGAACTGGCGGGGCACATCGGGACGCGGCAGTTCAGCGGCCGAGTGGACGTGCTGATCAAGGGCTAACGATGCCAGAAGAGCCCATGTGCTCGCGCTGTAGGGTCCGGCCACGAGAGTTCCGGGGCCAGTGTTGGCCGTGCCGACTGGTGGTGTGTCGCCGGGCACATCGTCGGTATCGTCAGAGCGACAATGGGCGGGTCGTGAGACGTCGGTATCGTCAGAGCGAGAAGGGGCGGAAGAAGGATCTGGCGCATAACGAGCGCCGGATCTGGCTCGGCGGCGATCGCTATATGGGCGTCGCACCAGACGTGGCGACCGTGCAGGCCATTCGGCAACACATCCGAGAGCGCAGACATGAGCTTAAGCAGAGACAGCAGGCAAGAGCGCAAACTCAAAGCGCTGCGTCGGGCGCAGTTCCGCCTCAAACAGCGGTTTGAGTCCATTGATTTCGAGGAGGACGTCCTGCTTCCCGAAATCGAGGCCCTGAAGTCCGGCCGCTCGGTGCTCGGACTGGCCGAAGGGACGGCCTTCGACCTTCAGATTGTGGACGATGCGCATCCTGATTCGACCAAGATTGACGCCTGAACCGGGCGATCTGGTACTGGCGCCCGCCCATGTCGTCATTCCGTCGCGCCCGATGCGTGTGTTGGACTTCGACGTCGAAGCCCGGCCGCTCCACTGGATCAGCAGCGACTACGTCAGCAAGGAAATCACCGCGATTGCGTGGGCATGGACCGACACGCCCGACGATGTGCATTGTCACTTGCTGGGCGAAACAGACGCCGTGTTCATGCTGACGCTGTTTCGTTGGGCCTACGATTATGCCGACATGGTGACGGGGCATTTCATCCGGTGCGTGGTGCCTGAAACACGCGTGCTCACGGCTGATCTACGTTGGGTTTGCGCTGGCGACCTCGTGCCGGGCGACCGTCTCGTAGCATTTGACGAACACGGAGCGCCACGCCGGGGGCGGCGGATCAGGTTTGCAGAGGTTGTGTCGAACGAACCACGCTGCGAGCGCACCTATGCCGTGGACTTGGAGTCTGGCCAAACGCTTTATGCCACCGCCGAACATCCGTGGCTGGTTGGAACGCGGAACGACAGAAACGCAATGCGGTTTCATTGGCGGCGAACCGACGAACTGCTTGGTTCTTCGGCAATTCAACCAAACAGATTTGCACGGAGGCCGGTCTGGCTTTATCAGGTCGTTGACCCGTGGAGGTCGATTGACACCCGAGAAGCCGGATGGCTGGCCGGGTTTTTTGATGGCGAAGGGACGCTTGGCCGATCTGGATCGGCCGGACAAGCGTTACAGATTACTGCCGCACAAAATCCAGGCCCAACCCTTCAGTACGCCGTAGACGCGCTACACCGCTACGGTTTTGTGTCGGCGGTCGTCGGCCGACGATCAAGCGCGATCAGGGCGCAATCGCTTCGGGTTAATGGTGGCATTAACGATGCGCTTCGGTTTCTTGGACAGGTTCGGCCCCAACGGCTTCTCAAGCGATGGGTCGATTATCCGTCAATGCAGGCGCTACGGCAAATCAAAATGGTCCGCGTGGTCGGCCTTCGGGATGTCGGGCAGCGAGAGGTCGCCGGTCTTTCTACGTCCACGCACACCTATATCGCCGAAGGTTTTGCTGTCCACAATAGCTACGACCTGCCCGTGATTAACGGGGCCATGACCGAATACGGCCTGCCGCCGCTGGGCGACAAGCTGACGCAGGATACCAAGCTCGACTTCATCAGGCGCCAAGGGCTGTCGAACTCACAGGAGAACATCGGGGCCATGCTCGGGCTGGCGCACGAAAAGGTCAAGATGAACCAGCAGCTCTGGCGGGACGCGAATCGGCTCACGCCGTCAGGCCTGGAGGCGACGCGGGCGCGGGTGGTGGGCGACGTGCAGCAGCATATCGAGATGCGGCGGCGGTTGCTGGAGCTGGGCTACTTGGGGCCGCTTGTGCTCTGGAAGGGCGGGGCGACCTCGCTGGACACGACCTATACGCCATAGCGATGGCTAAGTCTCACGATCCGCTGCTGGTGCGTGTCTGCGTCGAACTCGGGCGCGGGCATATCCGCGAGGACTGGATCGAGGACAAGCGCGAGTTTGTCGACGGCTACATCGAGGGCGGCACGATTACGGTGAATCCCGTACCCGCCACGGTGGATACCGTCATTCATGAAATCCTGCATCGGCTGTTCCCCGAGTGGAAAGAGCCGTACGTCAGGAACCGAACCACGTACCTCCTGCGACGGATGAGTGATGCAGAAATCAGGGCGTTCTACACCGAGTATCAGCAAGCCGTCACGCGCCAGCGCAAGCGCGTCAGAGGCACATCTCGCGCGCATCGTCAAGGACACGACGGCGGCGCTTCAGGGCAAGTATCGGACGGGGCAGGCGGAACACGGGGGGCGGCTGTGGGAGAAGTCGGGAATGGTGGCCCGCCTGGAACAGGAACACCTTGACGCCATCGTGTACGGCCACACGCTGCGCGAGCAGTTGCGGGGGGTGATCCAGATTCTAGAATGTGAAACGCTGGACCCGCTGGACATGGAGGATCGCGTTGCGGACGCAGCCAAGCGGCTCCGGGCGATTCTGGAGGACCAGCCGGTTGATTAAGCCCTATTACGAACACGCGGGCATCACGATTTATCACGGCGACTGCCGGGACATCCTGCCGGCCTTGTCGCCTGATACCGTAGTGACTGACCCGCCGTTCAATGTCGGGAAGAATTATGGCGTTCACCGGGACGACATGAGCGACGAGGAGTACAACGAGCTTTTAATGTTGGTGGCTGGTTCGTGTTCTGTTCAGGGTTGGGTGACGCCTACGGTTCAACTGGCGCGATTTACGAGCATTCTTGGAAATGACGCGCATCCGGTCGTCGTTCAACGCCGCGCGCAGGGTCCAATTCGGTTCGGATGGTCCGATCAATTTCTGTTGCTGTTGGTTCGTGGGAAGCCAGCTAAATCTGTCTCGAACCTCTGGGACGGAATACGGCTTCCCGACGAAGGGTATTTGTACGACGGCGAATCCTACGGGCACCCAGGGACAACAGCAGAGGGCGTGATGGTTCGCCTTGTTGGGTTACTGGCTCCCGCTGGTGCGACAGTGGTTGATCCGTTTCTCGGCACGGGAACGACGCTTCGTGCTGCCAAGCAACTGGGCCGGAAGGCCATTGGCATCGAGATCGAAGAACGCTACTGCGAGATTGCCGCCAAGAGACTCGCGCAGGAAGTCCTCCCACTGGAGCCGCCAAAGCCAGAACCGGCACAGGCTGGGCTACTGTGACTGACTACGTCCGCATCTTCTGGCGCGGCTTCCTGATTGTGGCCCTGACAGCCGCGAACGTGGTGCAAGTGAGCGGCGGCCATTACATCGGGGCGGGCGGGATTGGCTTCGCCATTTCGGCCGTCTGGTGGAGCAATGCCGGCGCGGCGGCGCACAAGGATAAGCCGTGGGGCTGGGCGGTCTATGGTTTCGGGGCGGGCGTGGGCACCGTGACCGGGATGGCGCTGACGCGCTGGTGGTATGGCTAAGACGATGGAGATTACGGTTGGCCCCGGCAGTCCCGTGCAGTGGGGTGTGCCCCTGCCGCCAAAGTTCAACCCGACTGAAAACGAGCGGTGCCTTGAAGTCCCGCTCGCGTTGGCGATTGCCGTCTGGTCCCCCCTCGTCTTGGATGCTGGCTGCGCCCTGAACATCCCCAATCTTCACCAGTGGACGCCCTCCACGTACGTCCACGTCACGCTCGGCCAGGAGCGGGTGTACAGCCATCGCCGCCGGCAGTACGTCGTGGCGGACCTCCGCACGCTGCCCTTTCCGGATCGGGCCTTCCCGTGCGTCCTGTGCATCTCCACGCTGGAACATGTCGGGATGGATAACCGGCACTATGGCCATTCGGCCGAGGCCGCTCCGGACTCCGTGTGGCGCGCGGTGAGCGAGTTGCGGCGGGTCTGCAAGGGGGCGCTGGTGATCAGCGTGCCGTATGGTCGGCCGGAAGCCCATCCAGGCGGGAAGTGGCGGGCGTTCGGGTCCGAGGACATCGAGCGGATCGGCCAGATGCTCCAGCCGGCGACGGTGCGGGTCTGCTGTTACGCCCGGGAGACGGACGGCTGGCGAGTAGCCGACCGCACCATCGGCGGGGCGCGAGCGTGGCGGGACGACAAGACGGTGACGGGGCTCGCGGTCATTCGCGCGAGTTGTGGGGCTTGACAGCCGGAAGGGATACGTCGGCATATACGAGCAGGCATGACTCCAGTCGTGTTGGCCGATGGCACGTTCGATCCGCTGCATCACGGGCACGTCGCCTACCTGCATGAAGCCGCCCGCCTCGGCATCCTGATCGTCAACGTCGCGCCAGATAGTGTGGTCGAACAGAAGCATCCGGTGTTCCTGCTGGAAGCGCGGCGGGCTGCGGTCATTGCCGGACTCCATGCGGTGCATAGCGTGCGAATTGGGCCGCTGGCGAACGCGATCCATGTGATCAAGCCGGACTTCCTCGTGAAGGGCGAGGAGTGGCGGGACCGCCTGCCCTTGGACGTGGTGACTGCGTGCCGGGAAGTGAAAGCCGAGATTCGCTACCTCGACACGCGCATGGCGTCCTCATCGGCGCTTCTAGCCGACTACCAGCGCCGGGCCGATGGGCGAGCCGTGGCGGCGCTGGAACGGTTCATCCAGACACAGCCGCCGCAGCAGCCGTGGGTGCCGACGACGGACTACAGCCTGGAGGCTCGACGGGGGATTGAGGGGCCGCACGCGCAACTCATCAAGGACGTGTTTGAACCGTCAGGCGTGCTTGACTACGGGTGCGGTCTGGGCCATCTGGTGACCATGCTGCGAGAACTGGGGTTGAAGGCGTTTGGTTATGAGCCGCACGTCACGACGGACCATTATTTCGTTTTGGACGATAACTGGTTTAACGACGCACACGTGACCCCGCTGGTGGTGTGCCGAGAAGTCTTTGAGCATGTGCCACTCAGTGAATGGGAAAAACTGATTCGTTCGCTTGTCGCTCACTCTAGTCGCTACATCTACCTCACGACGCGCTTTCATCCGAACCCGGCGCATCTGCTGGACGTGACGACTGACGGCCACCGCGAGATTGACCCGACCGAAATCACGTTTGCCACAAAGGATTTGCTGCGCGCGCTGTTCGTGCTGCACGGCTGCAAGAGCCGCCCGGACCTGGAGGCTAAGATGGACTGGAAGGGGCTGGGGCGGGTATTGGTGTTCGAGGTATGACGAACGATTGCGTGCTGTCGTACCACATGAACCCCATGACGTGCGGGGTGGCCAAGTTCAACCACCAGCTCGCGGCGCGGCTGGGCGTGCCGTGCTATCGGCTGGGGTCACCCGAGGCGTTGGCGGCGCAGTATCCACTGGTGTCCATCAAGCCGTCTGAGTTGCCCGAAAACATCCTGATCGCGCGCGTACCGTTCGATATTTTTCTACATGGCGCGTTGGGTGAACCGCTGCTCTTGTACGCCGTGCGAGCCTTTGCGGCGAGCCGCGCACTCGCTGACGCACTGCGTCCCATTCGCCCCGACATCATCGAAGCGTGGTGTCCCTCGACCATTCAGGGCAACCCGAGTCGCGGCGCGTATCGCGTCCTGACCTTCGGCATGGCGCACAAGCTCGCGCTAGAGCAGTTTGCGGCGCTCAAGGCGCGGCTCGACGTGGAGCATCCAGACTACACCATCGCCCTGTCCACGGCGGTCCATGAAGGCTCCCCGTGGGATGGCGCATTGACGGACAGCATTACCGCCATGCGCGGCATCTTTGGCGACCGCCTGCGCGTTCTCGGGTATCTCGGGGATGACGCGCTGGCCAAGGAATTGGCCGACTGTGATGCCGTGGCCCTCTATTTCGACCCGGCGGTGCGGGAGAACAATACGACCCTGTGGGCGGCGCTCGACGCAGGAAAGCCGGTGTATACCAACACGGACGCGCAGTCGCCGCCACTGGCGGCGGTTAAGGGGCAGGAAGGATTGAGGTGATTATGAGAAGCGGAGCCAAAACTTAACAAGCCGAAAATCGGTCATTTCAAAAAAGCCGGCACAGGATTTTTTAAGGTTTTGAAAGAGTTTATTAAATAACAAAAGTCCCGCGAACGCGGGACTTTTGTTATGAAAAATTTTTTAGGCCTTGCCCTGGCGTTTAACGCGGACGCGGTTGAGTTCGCTGAGAACTTGTTTTCTTAGGCGGACGCTTTTTGGCGCCACCTCTAGATATTCGTCGTCGCCGACAATTTCGAGCCCTCTTTCAAGAGTGATTTCAAACGGCGGAGTTAATGTAATCGCTTCATCGGAGCTCTTGGAGCGGACATTAGTAAGATTTTTGCCTTTGGTCGGGTTTACAGCCATGTCATTGCCTTTCGCGGTATTGCCGATAACCATGCCTTCAAAAACCTTGGTGCCGGCGCCGATATAAAGCGTTCCCCTTTCCTGAAGATTCCACAGTGAATAGCCGAGCGCCTTACCATCGGCCATTGAAACCATTGAACCGAAAACCTGCCGGTCAATATCTCCGACAAACGGCCGGAAACCGATTACCCGGCTGTAAATAATGCCTTCGCCCTTCGTCTCTATCACGAATTCCCCGCGATAGCCCAACAGTCCCCGCGTCGGAATTTCAAAAACCAATCTCGTGTGATTCTGGTCGGGCTCGATGCTCGCCATCGCGCCTTTTCTTTTTGATAATCTTTCAATAACCGAGCCGGACATGGTGTTCGGAACATCTACGACAACTTCTTCAAACGGCTCTAGTGTCTTTCCCGAAGAATCTTCTTTAAAAATAACCTGGGGCTTGGACACCTGGAGCTCATAGCCCTCGCGCCTCATGTTTTCGAGAAGTATCGCGATATGCAATTCGCCCCGGCCGTAAACTTTAAAATAATCCCCCGCCGAAAAATCAATTTTTAACCCGACGTTCACTTCGAGCTCCCGCTCCAATCTCTCCCGCAGTTGGCGGCTCGTGACAAATTTGCCTTCGCAACCGGCAAACGGCGAATTGTTGACCAAAAAATTAAGCGATATCGTCGGCTCGTCGATGTTGATGGCCGGCAAGGCGTTCTGATTGGGATCGGCACAAACCGTCTCGCCGATAAAAATATCCGAAAGACCGGCAATCATTATAATGTCGCCGGCCGACGCTTCCACGACCTCTTTTCTCTTAAGGCCTTCAAAAGTGAAAATTTTGTTTATTTTTCCCGCCCTTACCTCGCCAGTGGCGTTTTTTACGAACACATTACCCGCTTTAACAACTCCTTCGTAAATCCGACCAATGGCGAGGCGCCCCATAAAATTATCGTAGGCCAGATTAAACGGCTGGATTCTTAAGGGCTTTTGATTTAGCTCCTGCGAAGACGCTTCCGGAACTTCTTTGAGTATTGTTTCAAGAAGCGGCGAAAGATTTTTTGAATCGTCGGTTAACTTATTTTTGGCAACACCTTCTTTGGCTATGGCGTAAACCGTGGAAAAATTGAGCTGGCTGTCACTCGCTCTCAAATCCATAAAAAGCTCCAGCACTTTTTCATGGACCCAATCGGGCCTGGCCGCCGGCTTGTCTATTTTATTGATAACCACAATCGGCTTTAAGCCGAGCTCTAAAGATTTTTTCAAAACGAATTTGGTCTGGGGCATCGGCCCTTCCTGGGCATCCACCACCAAAACAACAGAATCGATTGAACGAAGGACGCGCTCCACCTCCGAACCAAAATCGGCGTGGCCCGGAGTGTCCACGATGTTTATCTTCGTATCCTTATAAAAAATAGAGGCATTTTTTGAGTAAATCGTAATACCGCGCTCCAGTTCCAGCGCGTTTGAATCCATGCTCACGCCTTCTTCCACCGCGCCTGTCTGGCGCATCAAAGCGTCGGTTAAAGCGGTTTTGCCGTGGTCAACATGGGCGATAATGGCGATGTTCCTGATTTTCATAAAAAAATGCCGGCTTCCCAGCACAATTACTATAAATATATACCATAATTTACGCGGCCTGTCAAAGCGAGCTTGAATTCAGCTTCTAAGGCGCCGCCGTCGCCGTCTACGGCACCAACAAAAAAATCCTCAAGCATGATTTTCAGATTTTTAAAGAATTTATTTGATTGATATGTATAATGTTGATAAAACACATTATCGGAGCAATACCAATAGAATCATTCAATGAAGTTGTTGGCATTCTTACCAGAGCGGCATACGAATCGTTTGCTGCCGCTATTGGTGTTGTCAGTAGTTTTAACTCGGTTTTGCCTGATAGCTTTACTTATTTGGTCGCCGCCTTTTCCGATTCGTCCGGACAAAATAAAACAATAATCGGTTGCGTCAGAAAAGACATTTTTCCTGGCTATCATGATATGGTCAGCAAAAATATTTTCCCAATAATTTTCTTACAAGAAAAATTGCCGGATGGGAAATGCGAAATAAAGAAACTATATATTGATAAGGTCTCCTTTTCGGGTGGCGAAAAACTGCCGGATTTGTAACCAAACGCCCTTAGGTACTACTTAAGGGCGTTTTACATTTTAGAAGTTTATTTTGCTTTTTGGATTGGTCTGTAAAGTTCCGGATCTATTTTTCTTTCAAAACAAACGTAGCCAGTACCGTGATTCCAGTTGGAATCGCTGCGCGGATAATATTGCGGCGGATATGTCGGGAGTTCAATAGAGGGTTTGCCGCTTTCTAAACTCGGCAGATTAAAATCGGCGCAAAGCGAAAATTCTAATTTACCCTTAACTTCGTAGATGTAATCGGCGCCGGTTTGCGGGTCTTTAGCCGGATTAAATCCACTTATTGGGTCTTTCAAATCGTCAAGCTTTCCGGGAAGTTTTTCCTTGTTTTGCCAGTAATAAATTATTTGTCCTTGGATAATTTGAAGGTCGGAAACTTTCTGGTCGTCAAAACGACGCAGGCGTTCGCTTTGCGGCGAGCCGACAACAAAAAATCCGGCAATCACCGCGAGCGCCACGATGGCAATAACCGCGTAGATGAAAATTTTTCTCGCTGAATCGGAAATTTTTAACCCTGAGCTTGTCGAACGGGTTGCCCAACCCCTTAACTCCCAGAAATAATAAAAGAAAACGGAAGCGGCAACGAAGAAAACGGCCGCGATTTTAAGAACAAACCGCATTGTCAGGTCGCCGCCTAAAAAGTTGTAAATAAGGGTTACCAAATCCCCTATTATAATTAAAGCGGCGGCAAAAACCGTGAAATTTAGGAGCCACTTGCGAATCCTTAAATTGCGCTTTTCCGGTTCGCGAGAATAAATTTTATTTAAATAATAACCGGCCCAGACGTAAACTGGAAAAATAATAATGAGGGAAGAAATAGACCATCTTATGGAACCGTAATAGTTTTGAAACTGATAAAGCCCTCGTTCCAAAAGATCGGGAA